ACAGGAAGATAGAAAAATAGTTTCCTATCTAACTATTTTCACAGTAAGGAATATACATAGGATGCAAGTAAGGCTTACGTATTAGATAGATCGATAGAGAACTTGTATAGCGGAACAGATAACGTATAAGGCAACTAGGAACGTATAAAGGATTAAAGATAAAACACATCGGTTTATATATATATATGGATTACACATAGGAGAGATCAACATAGAGAGGTGGCATAGAGATATATGTATAAGAGAGGTGTATAGGTATAGAGGGGTCATAGAGTGTATAGGGGTAAGCTAGAGGGAGCGAACGAAGTGAGCGGGGTTTTTAATGCACTCTCGCCTCATCAATCGCCTCTCCACCAACCACGCCTTTCCTCACCACGCCCTACACCACACAGCCTTCATCCAATTCCACCACGCACCTCTCCACTCCAACCCTACCCCAGTCCATTATATTCCACGGCACGCCGCGGCATTCCATATCCACATACATGCCTCTCTATACAGGCGATGGAAAGTTTCGGCGACACTCATCCTCTCTATAGCGGACACACCTCTCTATACAGGCAATGGACTGCTCCATGGAAAGTTTGGCCGACATTGAGGTTTGTATAGAGGCGCACCTCATCACATAGGCGTTTGTCCTCTCTCTATACAGGAGACAGGGTGAGGTGTGCTACCTCTATGTATGAAGGCAGCACACCTCGGCATGTATAGAGGAGATTGGTAGAAGGCTTGGGAATTTCCATGGCTGACTCCGCTGCATGTATATAGGCTTGGTGCATAGAGAGGTGAAGGACTGATGCCTGATCTTCCGCGGAAAGGTTGAAATAACCCACAGCTACCCTCTCTCTATGCAGCGACAATGATCAGGTCAACTTATACAGAGATAGAGATAGGGCAATGGAAATTAAAATCACGCTCAACGAAGCGTTTGAGGATTCAAAGCGCGTTATAGATATTACCTTTATACAGACGGGTAATGTGTACTTGGGAATTATTGTTCCTGATGCGTTAGGGAAAAACGCAGCTTATATCGACTATCTGATGGACGATTGCGATCTTGAGGAAATGCGTTTGCATGAGGGGTCAATGTTGCTGGTTAGGGATAAGAACGCTTTTGAAAACCTCAGTCTGTCTTATGAGGAAATTACGGTCGCTGCATATCACGTTACGCAGACAGGAATTGAAGCTACTTTATAGATTCCTATAAAACAAGTTAGATAGAAAACTAGGAAAATAGTTTTCTATCTAAATAAATCCACAGCTTTGTTTTTAGTAAGCTGACATACTTACAACATAGATAAACAACTCAATAGAGAGACAGCAATGAGCACTATAACCAACGTCGAATTAACCGCACTGCCTTATATCACTATAGAGCGCTTTAATCCTGACTATGACAGTGATGCGGAGTTCAGTTTGAACTTGCCTGATGGTCAGAAGTTTCCAGTCATTGTTGCGTTTGATGAGGAGTTGCGACACTACCGCATCACACAAGGTACGCCTGCTGATATGCGCTATGTGATTGTGCAGATCGTTGACCTCCTGTTGAACGAATGCTTTGCGCATCCTGATGAATGCGTGATTAATGAGGATTGTGAAGACACCTCAACTTTATGGTTTGACACCTCAACTTACTCTCTATACACCTCAAGCGGTCGTGAAGTAACGGAATAACGCGTTTCACCTTTTATACCTCAGTGAATATAAATACCCCTCGTTCACTGAGGTTTTTTTATGTCTGTGTATAGGGGAGGGGTTGGCTTTATTGCACACGCATTTCCGCGGAACTCTGCCACGCCACTAGGCTTTCCCATAACCCATGGAATCTGGATAGACCTCATGGCTAATCCGTCAGGCATGGGAAGCGCCACTAGGCATTCCTACAGGCATGGGAGAATCCGTCAGGCATTCCATCAGGCATTTATCCAGAGGCATTCCGTCAGGCATTCCACTAGGCTTTCCCACAGGCCATGGCGTCTGGCTACACCTCACGGCGTGGGAGATCACCTCTGGATAGACCTCACGGCATGGGAGATCACCTCACGGGCACGCCACAAGGGAACACGCCACGCCTACTGGATAAGCCGTGCCTATGGATGAACCTCACGGGTAAGCCGGAAGGACACGCCATACTCCGCGGAGTGTGGGAGCACCTCATGGACGAGCCAGTAGGAGAGCCGATATACCTCATGGATTGCCCAGAGCCTATGGATGAACCTCACGGATTGTTCCCAGAGCCTATGGGTGAACCTCATGGATAAGCCACGCCATAAGGATTGAGCCAGAGCCTATGGATAAGCCTGATGGGAGCAACGCCACCCGACGGGTCAACCTCATGGGAGAGCATAGCCAGAGGATTGAGCCTCACGGGAACAAGCCGCGCCGCATGGATGAAACCTCATGGCAGCAGCCACGCCTCATGGGAACAATACCTCATGGGTAGCCTGATGGAAACAAGCCACGCCTCACGGGAGCACACCCCACGCCTGATGGGAGCGTTCCATGGCGTCTGGGAGCACCTACTGGATTGAAGCCACGCCATAAGGATTGTGAAGCCACACCTCACGGCGTCACTCCGCGGCGCTGGATTAAACCTCATGGAACGAGCCGTGCCTGATGGAAACTTTCGCCGACACGGATATTCCTTAGTGGCGCACGTCTCACCTACATGGGAAGTTTCGGCGACATTGATTTTTCCTTAAAGGCGCGTCGCCTTACGTGGTGTGGTTACTCCAGCGGACTGCGCCGACTCCGCGGGGTGCGCCGAGGTGCAGGAAATCTCCGCGGGAACCGGGAGCGCCTACCGGGAAGAACCCTGCTCCTCGCCCTAGCGTATACGTATATAAGTAACGCGTGCGCGTGATACCTGATAAAAACAATTAGTTCAAGCTTTTTATTGCACTAATAGAAAAAACAATAAAAGTGCGTGAATTAATCGTTTTAATTATATTGCACTAAATAAAACATTGAACTAATATGAACTCATACCGAACGACGGTATAAAAAAAACTAATTTTCAAAAGGTGAAAAATTATGACTACTTCAAACGTAAACTTTTTAGCTCTTACTTTAAACGCTCAAGCTGAGCGCGAAGCTATAACATTCACGAAAGAACAACTAGCTGAACACGCAAAAGCGAACAAAGTAACTATACGCGCAGCAGCTATTCAAATCGATCTAGCGAACGCGTTAGCGGTACGCATGAACAATCAATTGATTAACGGTAAAACGAACAATATTAATAGTTCAATGTTCACTGATATGAGCACAATTTGCAGCGTGCATTTTCTGCAATCAATCGAAATTTTGTTAAAAGAAAAATTCGACTTGTCTAACATTGCTGCAATGCTAAAAGTGACCGATCATAAACACGACGACTTTATGCAAGTGTATGCAATCACGAAAGTGCTTAACTTGCTTGTATGCATCGCACGTAAAGACAGAAAGCGCATGAACGCTTATACACTTGCTATTTTAGTGAACTTGCTTAAGTTCGGTATGATCACAAAAAAAGAAGCTGAAAGCGCAGTATGTTTAGACTTACACCGTAGCGCGTCACGCAATAAACAACGTGAAATTATTAACGTGTACGATAGCGCAAGCTCTACAGCTTCAACGCAAATTAGTTCTAGTCGTATGAGTCTAAAAGCGCTGAATATTTGCAATATTCGAAAAAAAGGTGTCAATGATGAAATGACGTTCAATGAGCAAGGTCAATATTTAAACAATGTATTGTTTATCTTGCAAATGAACGAAAATACAAGCGCTGAGCTTGAGCGCGTCGCAGCAGAAATCGAACAAGAACAACAAGCAACGAAAAAAGCAAAAGCATAAACGCATAAAAGCTATATCAATCAGCGCTGATTGATATAGCTATTCATTCAACTTTATAAGTGAGTACAGAACAATGAACACAAATAAATTAAGCTTTGATAGCTGCTTTACACTAGATAAAAATGCACTAGCTGCAACTATAGTTTTTAAAAGCGATTCTAGCGCGTCAATTTGCGCGTATGACGCGCTATTCAATGAAATGCAACTTGAGTACAGCAATGTTATAAAATCGCTATGCGCGCAATATAGCGACAATTCAGACGCTATCAAGTTGCAATTAAGAGACATGAAAAAAACATTGTCTAAACTTCGTGAAAATGTATCTATCACACTTAAACAAGTGAACGAAAATGTATTCTCATTTACTTACTCATTGAACATTAAAAAAGCGAAAATTAAAAAAGCGCAATTAGATTTAGTTGACTTGAATTTCTACGCTTTGCTTGTTCACTCTAATATTGATTTTTAAGATTATGATTCAATAAATAATCAATTAATTCGCTCATTTATTTTTTCGATAAATGAGCGAAGTCTCATTGAAATTTCGCGCGCGCGTGGGCATACCCGCCACATCGCTCCGACCTCCAAATAACGTCCTTGTCTCGGCAGGACTAGATATCGGATACCGTCATCCTTGTCTTGGGAACGCAAGCCACCAAAGGATGCCCTCGGGAGTTGGGAAATGGGGAAGGGGAGCTGTGGACTGGGACAGTTGGGAGTTAAAATCCTAAAATTCTCCCATTTCCAATGCAAATTCACCCAAAAATAAAAAAGCCCATAAATGGGCTATTTTTACGCTGATTTGGGTGTGATTAGGCTAAACCGTCTTGCTTTAGCTCATTTTGAAACTGATCATAACGCTTTTGGAGTTCTTCACCGCGCAGGGCAGTTAATTCCGCGTGTGTTGCATTGTAGTTGGCTGTCATGTCGTTTAATGCGCTTGTTAGCTCTACAACCAACGCGTCACGTTCCTGAATTTCAGCAAGATGCTTTTTATCCTTGTCGAGAGTCATGGCCACAGCGCCAAAAATCACAATCAACAAAACTGCAAATAACCCTAGTGCCATGATGTTTCCCCTTTATTCTTCGAGTAAGTGGTCTAGCTTTCCACTTTTGAGTAATTCTTTTGCCTTGCGAGAGCGTTCAAGGCGCTCATTGCGTGAGTTGATTTTATCCACTTTCAACTGCTCAAGGCGAGCGTTAAATTCTTGATCGATGACACCCGTAGTCAAAATGTCCACCAGTATCGTTACGATCTCACCCTGAGTCACTTTGCTGTATTTGTCGTCCGTTAGCTCTTTCGCTTTAGCGCCCAAGATATCAATTGCCTCTGGGGTCAATGTGATGGACGTGCGAACTAAACCACGATCTGCGTAAAATTCATTTGGTGTTTGTCCCATTGTTTAATCTCATAGTGTTTAACTTATATTGCATTATAGAGAATATTAAACTAATTAATCTAAATCGCAGAAATAAAAAATGGCGTACCTCGCGAGGAGGTACACCACTTGGCGTATTTTGGTTATTTACCAACTGTCAGAGCTACCACCACCTCCGAAACTACCGCCGCTGTCGCTGGATGAACTACGGCTACAACTGCTGTCGCTGCTATGACTGTGGCTTGATGGCGCTGACCAATTGTTACTATCGCATGTCCGATGTGACGGCTCGCCCAAACCGTAGCCGTCAGCGTTGCTTTGCGCGTTTGTGTGAATTGCACTTAACAACAGCAAGTCATATTCATCATTGCGGGAATGCGCTGAATGTGAGCGCATTTGAGTGCCACCGCTATAAGATTGACTCGTTGCTGTCTTCACCGTATTGGCTTTGATCTCGCGCTCTTTTTTCGCAAGCTCCTTCAGGCGGGACTTTTGCTTATTGCGTGCAATGCATTTAAGCGGTTTGCGTTTCCATTCTAGGCGTGCGTAAAACGCGACGACGCCCAAAAGGAGAAAAGGCAAACACAAAACCAAGTTTTGCGGGAAAGTAATCATAATTAAGCTACCTTTTTAAATCCGAGTTTTTCGTATTCAAATTCAGGCGTAATGCCCTCATTGAAGCCTTTTGTTTGCTTGATGATTTCAAGCCGTTGTGCTGCGTGCTCGCGTAAAATGCGATTGAATGGGTCATTGAAATCAACAACAAAAGCCACGTTCGGACCCAGTTTCTTGGCGCGTAAACCACGGCCAATACGTTGACGAAGCGCTACCTCTGCTTTGCCACCGCCTGCGAGAATGATTAAGCCCACCGCAGGAACATCCACACCGACGTCAAGAATGGTTGTGCCGATCAGGACGTCAATTTCGCCATTGGCTAGTGCTTTGAGCGCCGCTTTACGCTCTACTTGATCGTTTTCACCCTGAATGTAAAGCGCGCGCACACCCGCCATTTCGAGAATCTTCATTAGTTTCTCGCCATGACTTGTATGCTGGACAAGAACCATAGTGGAAAGCCCGTAACGCATTGCCATCAACACCTCATTGACGATTTTGACGTTGCGTTCTTCGTTTTCCACGATGCCAAGACGGTATGCGGCTTGCCAAGCGGTCGCAATATGCAGTTTTGGCGGATTTTTACTAAGTTCAACGGTTTTGAAGTACGGCTTGGCCAAAATTCCACGTTCAATCAGCATTTCCTCTGAAATTTTGATTGCGATAGGGCCTGAGCACGCCATTAAACGCATGTTCGACTCTTGGGACTCGCGCATGAATGGCGTTCCAGTCAGGGCAAGTCGATAATGGGCGTTTTTGCAGTGCCGCATGATTTCGTAATACGAGTTGCCCGATGCTTCGTGCGCTTCCTCCAAGATCACGAACTCAAAACGCTCCAAAACCGCAATGGTTTGGGCGCGTTGCAAGCTTTTTTCTTTGAATTTGCGCTCCGCCTTCTGCATCATGCTTGGCGCTTTGTCTTCAAGTTCTTTTTGCTGTGCGTCAATCATGCGCGAAAGGCGAGTTTTGATCTCTGGACCACTAATTCCTGCATCTAAAAGCTGCTTTTTCAGCGCCGTGATCTCTTTTTCTTGCTTACGTGTCAATGCGTTGTAGAGGAGCTGAAATTCGTTCTCTACGGTCGTTTCCTCAAGACGTTGCGCAAGCGTCTGAACCATACCGACGCACATTTTTCGCACCGATAAGTTTCCTTTCTCATTGACCTCGCCAAATTCACCATCACCGAGCACGCTGCAATTCACGCCAAGTTCTTCAAAGGCGTCTTTCATCTGATACATCAAGATAGAGCGCGTGGTGAGAAACAACGTAGGGCGGTTGATGCGTGCGTAGGCCATACGCGCAATACGCGATTTACCGCCACCTGTTGCGACCTGAGCAATGATTTGGCCGTGTTTCACCAAGCGATCAACGACCTCTGGCTGATAGTCATAGCGTTCTTCATAGCCAAATGAGTCAACGACTGGACGACGAGGGCCAAGTGGTTCAGGCAAGGGGCGACGTGCCAATTTGACCTGATAACCCTTTTGACGCAGACGCTCAGTGACAAGATGGACAAAGCCTGCAGGGAAAGACGACTTCGCGTAAATAAAAAACGAATTACGCCCGTCCCATTTCTTTTGCTTAAATGCCAATGCGTTTTCAGCGCCATCAACCATATAACTCAGCGCGGACTGAACTTCTAATTTTGCCGCTACAGACGGCTTGTGAAGTATCGCATTTACCGCATCATAAGCGATTGTGACTACTTCCGACATAAGTATTCCTTTTGCAATTGGACTGCCTTTGGGATAAATTATAAGTCAGTCCTGACTTATTTTATACCTCATTACTATGACCTTTACTAATCTACAACTCGACCCCAAGCTGTTGAAGCCTAACCCTTGGAACTCGAACATCGTTTCGCCTACCAATGAAGCGAAGCTTGAGGAGTCCATTAAGCGCTTTGGCATGTTCAAACCAATCATCGTGCGCGAACTGCCGAACGGTGATTATCAAATACTTGGTGGAGAGCACCGTGCTGCGGCTGCAGAGCGTGTTGGTCTCACTTCCATTCCGGTGATCAATCTCGGGAAAATCCCTGACAAAAAAGCGAAAGAAATCGGCTTAGTCGATAACGGTCGCTTTGGTGAAGACGACTCAATGAAGTTGCTTGAGTTAATCAAAGAGATTGGTGGCCCTTCGGAAATCATAGACTTTATGCCGTACTCGCAAAGCGATTTAGATGAAGTCTTTAACAGTTCTATTATAGCGCTTGATGACTTAGATTCTCTCGCCGACATGGACGACGACATACATTTGCCTGAACCCAAGTCCGCACCGTCACATCAGGTCATGCGCTTTCGCATTGCCAATGACGATATTGATGCTGTCACCAAAGTCATTGAGCGAATTATCAAAACGGAAGGGTTCACTGAATCCGATAGTTTAACCAACGCAGGGGATGCCCTCGTTCACTTAGCGAAGCAATATCTATGACTCAATTAAAAATCGAAAGTCGTGACCTGGCATCCATTCACCCTTATGAACTGAATGCCAAAATTCACACCGATGAACAGATTAAACGCGTGGCAAAGTCCATTTCGGAATTTGGGTGGGACCAACCTATCGTTGTTGATACCAATGGCGTCATCATCAAAGGCCATGGTCGCCGTCTAGCGGCAATTCAGTTGGGCTTGACCCATGTGCCGGTCTTGGTGCGTGACGATCTGGACGCTGACAAAGTGAAAGCGGCTCGTCTGGCAGATAACCGCGTTGCTATCGGTGATCTTGATGCCGACCTGTTACATCAGGACTTGGCCACATTCAACAGCACTTTCCTTGAAGGCATCTTCGATGAAAAAGAGCTTGAATTTATGATGGCTGATTTGGCGCAGATGAATGACGATGCTTTTGTTTTTGATCTGGATGCGGCGATTGCTAATCAGAACCAACAAACCATCAGCAAGTTGGAAGAAGCCGACGACCGTGCGGTGCGTATCGACAAAGCATTGGGCTTTAAAGACATTCAGGGGCGTGACGAACGCATTGTGGTGCGCTTTATGGCGGCAGCAGAGGGTGAAACAGGTCTGGAAGGCGCAGATGCGTTCATTGCCTACTGCAAGCAACTCATGGGAGCGCAGCAAGCATGATTTATACCATCGACAAGCGTTTCAACACCGACGTCGAACGCACAGATCGCGTTCTGGAAATTGCGGAAGCCTTTGGCCTGGGGTTGGACGAAAAAGAGTTCGTGGTCTTTGACAACTTGCCTTTAGAAATCAATCAAGGTGACGTGGTGTATATCACAGGTCAATCAGGTTCGGGTAAATCCACTGTTTTGCGTGAATTGGCAAGCCTAATGAATCAGTCAGCGCTGACTGTATCGGACATTGACAAGGTGGAGCTGCTGGACAAGCCGCTCATTGATCAGATTGGTCAATCCACCCAAGAGGCATTGACGTACTTGTCGATTGCCGGTCTGAACGACGCCTACTTATTCATTCGCAAACCTTCTGAACTGTCAGACGGTCAGCGCTATCGCTTCCGCTTGGCCAAGTTGGTCGAATCTGGCGCGAAAGTCTGGATTGCCGACGAGTTCTTAGCTGTGCTTGACCGTACCACTGCCAAAGTGATCGCGTTCAACTTGCAGAAGGTGGCTCGCAAAGTCGGGGCGACGGTGCTTGTGGCAACCACGCACAGCGACATGGTGGAGGACTTAGCGCCTGATATCACCATCAACAAGCGCTATCGCGAAAAAATTGAAATCATTAAAACCACTGAGGGCTACAAAGATGCCAACTAAAAAATCAACCGTTAAGACGGAGCAAGTCAATGATCAAGCTGTACAAGCTGCTGAACAAATTGCGGAACCTGTTTTACATGCTGAACCTGTTGCGGAAACTCTGGAAGTGGCTGCGAGCACAGAAGTAATCGACTCACCACCGCCAATTCAGTTTAAGGCGGGTGACGTTGTGGATTCAGAACTGCTGCTGTTCTCAAGCCCTGTTTGTGGACCATGCGCTCAGATGAAACCTGTACTGGACAAACTGGCGAAAGAACACGACTTGCCGTTGCAGATCGTCTCCTTTGAAAAAGGGGTGAATGAGCACCTGTTTGAACAGTTTGGCGTTCGCAATGTGCCTGCCTTGCTTCGCGTGGATTTCGTTCTGCAAGACGATGGCAAAGTGATCGAAAAAATTGGTGCGCGAAACTTGGGTTATAACGGCGAAGCGCATTTGAGCAAATTGCTGGAAACTTGGGGCTTGCTGCGCAAGTAACAGATTAAGCCCGACATTGCTCGGGCTTTTTAAGGAAGATACCGTGAGTCAAATTCAAATCGACAACGAAGATGCCTTGGTTACGCGACATGAAGTGCCTAAGAACCACCAATTGTCCCTACTCAAGCACATCATGATTGAGCCTGGCACCAAAGAAGATTGGTTATTGCTGCAGGAACTCCACTACAAGGCGGGTACAGAAGGTATTGGCCCTCGTCGCTGGAAAATTACCTTGTTTGGCGAAACCATCGGCGTCGGCACAATGACTGTTCCCAAAATGCTACTCAGTGGACGAAATGAGTTGTTTGCTCGATTGCGCCCAAATGTCGGCGGCAAAGACAATCGCATGATCAACAAATACCGCGCTGAGTGGATTAACGCCAATGTCTGTACCAACAGTCGTTTGGTGATTGACACCATGTATCGCGGCGCGGGCATTGCCTATCGTGCGCAAAACCTGATGATGCGCATGACGGACGATTTATTCATTGAGTTTCAAAGCTCCATGTCTAAATTCAATCCATTTGCAGCCAAAGCGGGAATTAAATTCGCACCACCAAAACGTGCGGCCAATTACGAAAAAGGCTTGCGCTTCTTCCGTCGTTGGTTTGATTCCATCCCAACCGACTGTGTGGGCATTTTGCAAGAAATTGAAGCCATGCCGGAGAAAACCCGCGAGAAGTGCATTGCCGAAATGCGCCACTTCTACTACCAATCGAGTTCGATGGAGAAGTCCGGGAATAACCGCATGAACGGCACATCGCGCGTGGACGGTCTGTCATTGGACAAATTGCTGAAAAATACGCAGCAGTTGGTGTTTGCGTCGCCATTGTACGGTGTTTACCCCAACCCTGACGCTGAACTTCGGCGTGAGGACGTGACCAAGCATAAGTTACCTGAGCGCATTTCCGTGATGGCGTTTGACTGTCAGGGTGTCGATGAGCCATTGAACTATGCGCTGATTGAGGAGCGTGGCCTTGCGATTGACTACAAAGCAGATTGAGATACTGAAACTCATCAAGGGCGGCAACCTTGATGGGTCTCAATTGGACATTACCCAATTGCGATTAGCGCTGAGTTATACCGCAACTAAGCAAGCGGTACTATGCAGCGTCAAATACCTCGTCGCACGCGACCTCGTTGCGCGTGTGGGGCGAGTTGTGCGTTCGGGTAGAACTTACACCACCTTGAAGCTAACAACGCAGGGTGAAGCGTTTATCGCGCCCTACATCGTATCGCTGAAAAGCGCATTGATTGAAACTGAGGTAGACCTAGATGACTAAGAAAGTGAAACCGCCAAAATCCGTTGCGCAAACCAAGCCAACCATGTTCTTGTCGCCATTCAACACAATGGAGTACGTAGTCATTCAAGCGCCCGAGCAGTTAAATTTGCTGGGTAAGTCTTTTGGACGCATTGCGGATGATTTGGACGACAGCTCAGAAGGCTTCGCTGCCACCGCCCGAGTGATGTATAACCCGAACTACGGCTACATGGGGATTATTTATTATCCGGCAATGCTGGAAGACGATCTGCCGCGTGTTATGCGCACGCTATGCCATGAATGCGTACATATTTGGCAGGGCTATTCTCAGGAGGTGCTTTGCGAAGAAAACCCAAGTGCGGAGTTTGAGGCATACACCATTGAGGAGTTTTTCTCACGCTCAGTGAGCGAATACTACCGCCTGTTAGAGATCAATGAAAAATGGGAAGCCGCTCATCTACCGAAGCTGGAGAAGGTGGCTTAATACCGCGAAGGGTTGGGTGAGTTTATACCGAGGCTTGGTTGTTTTTTATACCGAGACTTGGGTAAATTTTCCCAACTTGGGTAAATGTACCGCGAACGAATATATATAATATAATTTCTTTCTTTTTTTACTTATTAATTTATTAAATTTGAATTTTGCGAAAATTTGGATTTACCCAAGTTTTCAGCCAATTTACCCAAGTTGCGGCGGAGAGAAAATGCTGCGTTTTTTGTAACCTCATGGCGGCGTTATTTCAATCAACGCTGATTTAATATAAGATCAAATTTACTTGATATACATGCGGAAGAATCCCATGACCCTTGCACATGAAATCACGCTCGTTGGTGAAGAATTTATGCCGGGTGCCGTTGTAAATACGGAAATTGATACCCTGCTTGGCTACGATGCGGTTATGTGCGGTGAGTTTGCCATTAGAACCGAAGACGGTTACACCCACTGTCCAAATTATTGCGAAGACAGTGAAATTACTCTGCATGAACTAAATAAACTACAAATCGACCCAATCATTCTTCCTGCAATCCCTCAGTCAAGCAAAAAACGCGCTAAACGCGCGTCAGAGCGCTCCAATAAGTCAAAAGCACTCTACGTAGCGGTTTTCTCAGTTGGACGCGATCTGTGCGCAACCAAAGCGTTTTACAGCGCAGAAAATGCGCTTGCTTGCGCTTTATGGTACGCGCTCGCGTATTACTCATAAAAATAAGTCAACGCTGACTTGACTTGAGGAGTTAAAATTCATATTCTGACCACATCCTAGTCGGTAATGCCATGCGATTAAGGTGTCCTTGAAGCTTTTGGGTGCTGAACAAATCGTGAAGCACCTTTTTTTTAGGTATCACATGACAGAAGAAAAGAAGCGTCGATATCCAACCTCGACAGAATGGGCGAAAGCAGAAGCGCTCTGGGCGACTGGAGACGCGACGCTGGAAGAACTCTCCGCACTTGTTGGGGTGAGTGCCGTTTCTGTGTCATTGCACATGAAGAAAAAAAAGATCACCAAAGGTGAGAAAGCCGAGGAGCGCCGCAAGCAAGTTGCCGAGAAGGTGGCTAAAGAGGCGTTAAGTGATATTGGCGAACACAGTCGTCGAATCAAAGAGACCAAAGACGAGCATTACAACATGGCTCGGGCCATCGCGAATCTCACTTGGCGCACAATTTTAGAGGCGCAACAAAAGGCAACCCCTCTAGCGAGCATTCAGCCGAATCTCAAGTCACTTGAAACCGCCATGAATATTTTAACCAAGTCACAACAAGCGCGCTGGCAAGTGTTGGGCTTAGATCGTCCTGACGCAATTGACGACGCTGAATTGCCTGAATTGGAAATTACCGAACTTACGGCGGAAGAAATTGCAGAACTTCGAGATCGAAACTTCAACGACCCGTTGGACTTTGGTGATGCAGAGCTGCCGTTACCCGATGACGATATCGAAATTACGGGGTAATCATGGCCGCCAAAGTTAAGTCGAGGCTTTCGCTTCACCCGAAACAGATGGAAGTCTACTTAAGCCCTGCACGTTTCAGGGTTGTTGTGGCTGGACGTCGTTGGGGCAAAACTCAACTGTCTAAAACGCTGATGATTCGTAAGGCGCAAAAACCGCGTCAACGCATTTGGTATGTCGCACCGACCTATCGAATGGCCAAACAGATTATGTGGCGCGACCTTCTTGAAGCCATCCCTAAAAAATGGAAGAAGAAGGTCAACCACTCAAGTTTGTCTGTGGAGTTGGTCAACGGCTCATTGATTGAATTGAAGGGCGCTGATGACCCTGATTCATTACGTGGTGTGGGAATTGACTTTCTAGTTCTGGATGAGTTCCAGGATATCTCAGAAGAAGCATGGACTCAGTGTTTACGTCCAACCTTGGCGTCTACTGGCGGACACGCAATCTTCATCGGTACACCAAAAGCCTATAACCAACTGTACACGGTTTACATGCAGGGCCAAGACCCTGAAAAAATACGCCGTGGCCAATGGGCATCTTGGCAGTTCCCAACCATTACATCGCCATTCATTCCCGTGTCAGAAATCGAGGCTGCAAAATCCGATATGGACGAGAAATCGTTTAATCAGGAATTTCTGGCATCGTTTGAAACTATGTCTGGACGTGTGTACTACCCATTTGATCGTAAAACGCACACGGGCGACTACCCATTCAACCCACAACTTCCGATCTGGGTGGGGATGGACTTCAACATCGACCCAATGAGTACGGTCATCATGCAGCCGCAGTCAAATGGTGAAGTCTGGGTGGTGGATGAAATCGTACAGTTTGGCTCAAACACTGAGGAAGTCTGTGACGAGATCGACCGCAGATATTGGCGTCAGCAAAAGCAAGTTGTGATTTACCCCGACCCCGCAGGCGGTCAACGTCAACATGCGCGTGGGGAATCCGATCTGGACATTATGCGTGAGAAGGGCTTTAAGAAACTCAAGTTCCGCAGAAAGCATCCATTGATCGCAGACCGCGTGAATGCCGTAAACCGCATGTTACGCACGGCGGACGGACAAATTAAACTGCGTGTGGACAAGAAATGTAAGCACCTGATTAACTCATTTGAGCAGACCATTTACAAACCCGGCTGCCGCGATGTTGATAAATCTGGAGGCGTTGAACACAGTGCAGATGCGATTGGTTACGCAATTGAACTCGAATTTCCAATGCGTAAGATTGAAATTGGCGGTATTTCCATTTAATATGCAAAATAAGTCAGCGCTGACTATATTTATCCAAAGGTAAAGACGAAAATGCCAAAAGCACCAACGACCATTGCGAACGCCAATTCTTCAACCTCTACCGAGCAGGAGAGCTTGCAGAAACTTGTCGCGCGTCGTCATCCGCTTTATGAATCTTTGTCGGCGCATTGGACATTTATGGAGTCGACCTATGAAGGCGGCCGCGATTGGTTCAAAGGCAACTTATTCCGTTATATCAAAGAAGGCGAGGTTGAGTTCGGCAATCGCTTAGAGCGCGCATATCGCTTCAACCATACCCGTGAGGTGGTTGACCTGATTAACAAATACTTGTTTAAGCAGAATATCGCACGCGGCACCGACAGCGCACCTCAATCCGTACAAAACTTCTGGAAGAAATCAACCAAGAGCGGACTGACGATCAACGATTTCGTTCGCCAAGTCAGTAAAAAGACTTCGCTCTTTGGTCGTGTGGGCATCGTGATCGATACCGACAGCCACGAAAAAAGCTTGTTATCCGTTGAAGATGAAAAGAAAAGTGGCTTAGCTGCATACGCATATATCGTGACGCCAAATCAACTACTGGACTATTCATTCGACGAACACGGCTCGCTGAACTGGATTTTAATCTACGAAGCTGGACGTGATGATGCAGACCCATTCACTTCATCTGGCGATGGTACGCACCGTTTCCGTTTGTGGACGCGAAACGAATGGTATCTGTACGAAATGACGGAAAGCAAAGTTGGCCGTTCTAAGAAAAAAGCGCACGTGGAGGAGCTTGAGCGAGGCGAGCATGGCTTGGGCGAAGTCCCTGTCATCTTGGCGGACAACATCATCGGTGACGATGAATACTCTGCGCCTGCGTTGATCGACGACATTGCCTACTTGGACCGAGCAGTTGCGAACTACCTGTCCAACTTAGACGCCATCATTCAAGACCAAACATTCTCGCAATTAGCCATGCCCGCTCAAAACCTCAATCCTGGTGATGAGTTGCACAAAAAATTGCTCGAAATGGGAACGCAGCGCATCTTCACCTACAACGGTGAGGGCGGCGTGCAGCCATTCTATCTATCGCCTGATGTAAAACAGGCTGACTTAATTGTTCAAGTTGTCACCAAAATTATTGGTGAGATTTACCACACTGTCGGTTTAGCAGGAGAGCGCACAAAACAAGACAACGCGGTAGGTATCGACAATAGTTCTGGCGTAGCGAAAGCGTATGACTTTGAACGCGTCAATGCACTCTTGGTGGCGAAAGCCGACAGCCTTGAGGGCATTGAAAACAAAATAGCTCGACTTGTGGCGAAGTGGCATGGTGATGAATTAACAGATGATAAATCTTTGATTTCTTACCCTGACAACTTTGACACACGTGGACTGTACGACGAGTTCGATATTTCGGCTCGACTCATGTTAATCGATGCGCCTGATTTAATTCGACGTGAACAGATGATCGCAATCATTGACAAGCTGTTCCCACAGCTTAAGCAAGACTTGCGCGAACAGATGATCAAGGAATTAAAAGAATGGCCCGTCGACCCACTTGAGTTGGCAGCCCGAACAACGGACACGACTGGTGGTGGAGACCTCAAACGCAATACTTCCGTGAGCAAGAACGGCGCTGCGTCAGAGGCCAAAGCCAAAGAAACCCAAGGTAATCACGCAGCCAAAGCGGTCAAAAATAACCGCCAAGGTCAAGTGACTAAAGAAACCCAATAAGCTGAGAGACTAGCTCAAATCAAGCTAAGAGAGTAGCGGAGAAATATCATGCCATTATGGATGCAATTATTAATTCAAGGCGGAATCCTTCAACAAGAAAACAACGGCGAGGGTAGTGACCTCGGTGGTGGTTCTGGCGGTGAAGGTGGTTCTGGCGGTGAAGGTGGTGAAGACAATGGTGAAGGTGGTGAAGGCGGCGACAACGGCGGCCAAAAGAAACCTGATCAAGACCAAGACCCTGCCAAAAAAGGCAACAAACCGTCTGACAAAGAAGCCGAACTTCTAAAAGAAGTGATGAAGCGCAAAGGCAACGAGCAAGCATTAAAAAGTGAACTCGACGCTTTGAAAGCGAAATTCGGCGATCTTGACCCCGAAGTGGCGCGTGAATTAATCCGCGAAAAGCAAGAAAGCGAAACCAAAAAGCTGGAAGAAAAAGGTCAATTTGATCTGATTAAAAAACAGATGAATGAGCAGCATAAAGCTGAAACCGACACGTTAAAAGCTGAAATCAACGCGCTTAAAGAAGCCAAACTTTCATCAGAAGCACGTATTGACGAATTGACGGTTGGCTCGACCTTCTCGCAATCTAAATATGTGGCAGACGAACTTACCCTGACGCCAACTAAAGCTCGCGCTTTGTATGCCACTCATTTTGATCTGGAAGATGGTCAAATTGTCGGATACAACAAACCGCGTGGTGCAGCGGGGCGTACGCAGCTTGTTGATGCAAGCGGCGAGCCATTGACGTTCGATTTAGCCATGCAAAAAATTATTGAAGCCGACCCTGACCGTGACTCTTTGATTCGCTCGAAGATACACAAAGGCTCAGGTTCAAACTCAAAACAGAATCCTACTCCACCTAAGCAAGATGCGAATTTATCGCCACGTGAAAAGATCGCTCAAGGTCTAAAAACATTGTCGTAAATTGCATGGTTGGCGCTGATAAAAATTAGTCAGCGCTGATTGATTTTAAGCCAATCGTTTGTTACGATTGGCTACTAATCGGTGACTAGAGAGAGTTAGGAGACCCGACACGATACTCATAGTTAATTGATGGAGCATTTACATGCCATTATTACGCGAAGAAGCCGCGAAATTAAGTAATAACCAACTTATTTCAGGCGTAATCGAAGAAATCATCGAAAAGGATGACCTATTCTCTGTCTTGCCGTTTGTCCACGTGAACGGAAAGGCGTATGTCTACAACCGTGAAAAAACATTAGCTGGCGCTGATTTCATCGATCCAAACGATGAAGTTGGCGAAGAAGCTTCTACGTTTGACGAAGTTACTGCGCACCTACGCATCTTAATTGGTGATGTGGACGTAGATAAATTCCTTGACGGTACTCAAAGCGATACGAACTCACAAAAAGCCATCCAATTAGCTCAAAAAGCGAAAGGTGTTGGCCGTAAGTTCCATCAAACTTTGGCTACTGGCGACCGCACAACAAACCCTAAAGCGTTTGACGGTATTCACAAACTTGTGACAGCCGAACAAACGATTGAAGCGGGTGTAAACGGCGCGTCTTTAACGCTTAACATGCTGGACGAATTATGTGACCAAGTACCTCACGGTGCTGACGTTCTTGTAATGCGTCGTGGCACAATCCGCGCATACCGCGCGTTGCTTCGTGCAACTTACGGCACTGATGCGGTGATGCAACAGTTGGAAAACTTCGGTCGCCCAATGCTTACTCACAATGGTATTCCAATTATCATGAATGAGTTTTTAGCTGGCGATGAAGTTCAAGGCACAGCAACCAAAACTTGTTCGGTGTACGCTGTACGCTTGAACGAAGTTGACGGTCTACACGGCATCTACGGTGGCAACACTGCGGGTATCGTGGTTGAAGACATTGGCACAGTGCAAAACAAAGACGCGACTCGTACGCGCCTTAAGTGGTACTGCGGTCTAGCGTTGAAATCAACCAAGTCTATCGCTCGTTTGAAAGGCGTTACTAACGTCTAATCAGTCAGCGTTGACTATATAGTAAAGGGGCTTTATGCCCCTTTATTGTTATCTACGCCTTTTAAATCATGTTGAATAAAAGTAAGTCCTGACTTATTATTTTACTCATTGCATCACACACCAAAGAGCAAACAAGATGAAATTACGATTGACCTCCGAATCATTCTCCAATTACACAGGGCAGATGGGCGTTATTTACTTTGAAAATGGCCTATCTAAACACGATGTTCACCCTAATGACGCCATTCGTATTGCTGGCTCAATCGGTGCTGAATGGGAAAATGGTGAGCCTGCAAACGTCGGCGATATCTACACTCAAAACTTAAATACACCCGCACCATCAATTGAGCAGCAAAGCGGCATGCACGCACTGCAAGAAAATGTAGGCGGCACAGCGTTGACCGCTGACCAAGCAATCAATATGGGAACGGCAGTTGCGCACGCGCAAATTAACGGCATCGATGAAAACTCGGGTGATTTACAGGCTGCAGACGCAGATCAAACCATTCACCCTGAGCAACCCAAAAGCACAGGCGATGCACCAAGCGGCGACGAAGGCGCTGACGAAGCAACAGAAGCAGCAAACGAAGCGCCGATTAAATACACGGCTGAATCACTCGCTGCAATTGCGGATGAATCAGGTATCGCGGGCTTACGTGAAATTGGCAAATCGTTCGGCGTAACTGGCAATTCAATTGCTACGTTGACTGAACGCATCCTTCAAAAACAAGGATAATCAATGAATAAGTACCTCGCAGGAACTCTCGTTGCCCTCCCAATCTACATCGTGGATGAAGACGGCAACCCATACAATGTAACAGGCGCGACCTACCGCTTGCTGGATGAACTTGGTCGAGTTTTGAATGAGGGAGATATCACTTTGCCTTTGGACAGTGAAGGCAAGGTGATTTTAAGCATTGACTCTCAGCACAACCAAATTCAGCCAATTGTCATTGAGAACATTACAGCAGAGAACAAACATGCAATCCAAGTGAACGGTGCGCGCATTGTTGAACTCAGCCTGACGCTTGATGACGGCAATACCATTGCTGAAACGGCATCTTACATTCTGTACCCACGTGATCGATTGGTTATTGGATTGAACAGCTTTCAAACGAGCGCTCAGGCGATCTTGACCGCATCGTTCATTCCCGACTGTGACGAATTTCTGAACTCAAGCGCGAATAAGCGAATTGAAGCGCTTTGTGAAGCTCAGGAACGAATCTCGCGTCTATCCTTCTCAGATGAAGCTGTAACGTCGCTTACGCTCAATTTGAACACGATGACACCACTGGAGTTCAACAAGCTCTCAGAGCGCTTTAAAGCGGCTCTACGCAAGGCACAAGTTGCAGAGGCAAACATTGTGCTTGGTGGCGGCAGTGTAGTTGAGCAATTGCGTCAAGAGGGACTTTCATCACAAACCATTGGCGAGACACATGAGACTTACCGCGGCACAGCTCCGGCAAATACCCTGATCTCGCAAACGGCAATTAAATACCTCGGCGAGTTCATCGTGAACTCCAAGAAAATTGTGAGAACGTAAATGGATGAAATGAAGCGCTCGTTGGATTACTTCATCAGCAAGTCTGAATCAATCACCCAAAGCTTCGCTTTGGCCATTAACGGTGCTTTTTTTTCTATTCGCAGCGCGGGACACACACCAAGCCCAAGTCAAATTGAAAACGCAAAACTAGACGTGTCGAAGGCGCGTTATGTGTATGTGGATGGCATCAATCACCTGATGGATGAAATTGTCGCAATGGCGGCAGAGAGTCAAATCAACGTGAATGCCGCCAAAATTGACTTAGCAACCATGCAGCTTATCTCTATTTCCACCGAAATGACGCACCAAGCGAATCGTGCGCTAACTCACGGTGTAAGCAATAAGGCTGCGAAATTGCTGTCAAAAACAGCGACGGGTGCTATGGGTTTGCTTGTGCAACGCAAATTAATGAAAGTCGAGCTAAATGCGCACGACGTACACGGTCGAAAGTGGAGTGAGCCAACCGACGCCGTTTACTCAGTGATGCGATGGCTGATCGACGAAACATTTTAAGGAATCACTGTGTTTAGACCGAATCAAAAATGTGTTGTACGAGCGCAGGATGGTCACGACATTAACGGGATGCCAAATTACGGCAAACGTAAACGAGAGAAGTGCGCCATTGTTCGCTTGAAGATCATTAATGACAAGTCCTCAGTGCGAGCCGATTCTTCTGCGTCGCGTGGTAACTCGCGTGAACTGGAAGCAGACGCATTCATTCTCATGGCACCCGATACGACAGCGGAGCACGATGCAATCATTGAGCTTTTAAACAGTCGATATCGCGTGATGGGGATGAACCCGCGTTTCGCGATTTCAGGTCGCTTAGATCATTACGAGGTGCTTTGCACTTACTGGAGTGAAGCATGAATCTACACCCAATCGCAGAACACCTTGAATCATCGGGCGTGGGCGTGCGCGCCAAAACCATTTTCATCAACATGATTCCAATCAATGTGAATAACGGCATCTTGCTGCGTAATCCATTGGTCGGCACGAAAATTGATTACGAGTTGGTTGGGTACATTCATTCAGAGTTTCAAATCATTGTCCGAGCGAGCGGATATGAGACAGGCGAAGCGCTGATGAAAAAGGCGTTTCAAGCGCTAACCCTGAGCCAACGTACACTCGGCAATCTACACATTCAAGAATGCTATCCAATGTTTGAACCTGTGGTTTACCCACTGTCAGACGGTAACTTGCTGGAGTTCTCAACGGACTTTCGCATTGTGGGCTATGAGGTGCCGTGATGGGATTGAAGAAAGGCAACATCAACAACATTCAACGTCGCTTGGCCAAGCTTTCAGAAATGCCTGTAACCATGGACCGCGAACTGCGAAACCTTGCGTTAGAAATGGGCGAAGTGGCAACGCACATGTCGCCCATTTTAACAGGGCGATTGCGTAACAACATTCGCTACAGCCGTGTCGGTAGCGAACGTAACGCCAAAGGCCAATTCGTCAAAGGCGGTCTCGGCATTCACACCATTTCACTTGTGCATTCTCAAGACTACTTTTCACGCGTGCATAATGAAATGGCCGTGGGTCGCACAGGGCAAAAATATCAACCTTCTGAAAAGTCCATGGAAGCTGCAGCGGCAGGCGGTGAAATTGCCGGCGGTTTATTCATGTATCGTGCCATGCAGAAATACGAGCCAATCATCGCAGCACGGCTCGCTCAGGTGGCGAAGAAATTTATCCAAATACACTACTAATATGGACACAAACTGTCCATTTATGTTATTTTTCGCAATTAAAATAAGTCAGCGTTGACTTATTAAACGGAGAAAGATTGATGGCGAACAACAGTCCTCAAAACGTCAAATTAGGCGTATGTAAGGTATTCTACGGTGGCGTAGATTTAGGCTTTACCAAAGGTGGCGTGGAGGTGACGGTGGAAACCGAAGCCTATGAAGTTCAAGTTGACCAATATGGCAACACCCCAATTGACGAATACATCATGGGTCGTACCGTGAAGGTATCCGTTCCATTGGCTGAAACCACTTTGGAAAACTTAGTGGCAGTCATGCCGGGTGCCAAACTTGTAACTGACGCAGTAACTTCTAAGAAATCAGTGGTTGTGCCAACAGGTACAGGTGAGAGCCTATTGACTCACGCGAAAGAGTTGGTGTTAGTTCCGAAAGGCACAGGCATCAGCGATCTTCGTTTAAATGACGCGTTCCGCGTACCGAAGGCGGCAACGCCGGGTGCAATGAACTACTCATACAAACTGGATGAAGAACGCATCTTTAACTGTGAGTTTAAAGGTTACCCAGTGATCGAAGGCGGCTCGGAAGTTCTTTTCCAAGTTGGTGAAATCGAAGACCCTACAGGCCCATAATTATCAATTAAAAATAAGTCAACACTGACTTATTTTTAAGATAGAATAAACCCTGCATACACATGTAGGGTTTATTTTTGGAGACCACCTATGAAACTGCTTAATATTCAATCTTTGTCCGTTCAAACAAAACGTCAACTCAAAATTGGCGACGTTATCCATGAAGTAAAGCCACTTAAGGTATCGGACTTCATTCGCATCACTGAAAAAGCGCAAGAAATTGCCAACCTTGATCAAAATCAAGTCGATCACGCCCTGCAAGAAATCAAGCTCACCGTCGAAATGGTGCGCGCGTGCGTCCCAACAACAACCGACGAAGAACTTATGGACCTCGCTTTGCCTGAATTGCAAATGATCGCGGACTTCATTCGTGGTGTTGACTTCGATGAAGTGGTGAGCGTGGAAGAAAACGCAGATACGGAAGGGGTAGAGGGAAAGTAACACCACTACCGCCAGAAATTGAGGAGGTCGATTTCGGCTTCCTTTTCTGTCAGGTAGTCCATTTCTATCCCGCCCACACTTACGATGCCGTCCTCGACATGCCACTCAAAATGTTTTGGACATTGTGCAACAACATTCAACGCATCCAAGCCCGAGACGATCTACGCCGATTGTCAATTTCATCTACCGCAGCAATGGCGGGAGGTTTCGCGGGTTCAATCGATGCCTTAAGAGATTTAAGAGAGCAGTTGGCCATTGAAAGGGGCACGGTCATTAAGACTAAGTTTGACCCAATTCGTGAGGCTCAACTCGACCGAGCGGGACTTGAAAGTCTCAGATCAATGAGCGGAAGCACTAGGAAAATGGTGATCAGCAGTGAGTGAAGCCAACAATACGGTTCGCAATACGTTGACCCTTGAAGTGGGTCAATTTGATAAAGCGCTAGGGGAGTCCGTCAAGAAACTTGGCGTGCTCGACAACAAACTTGATAAAACCGCTCAGGAGGTCGCTCAGTTAGAGAAGACACTCAGCGGCTTAAATACCAATCTTGGCAGTTTGACCACTAAATTTGGCTTGTTAGATAAGTCACTTGGTAGTCAATTGCTGAAAATGAATGGCTTGAACAACATCACAGGCAATGCGGCGAAATCGACCAAAAAGCTTGCTGATGGCACCAAGCAACTTCACAAAGAAACCCAAAAGGCCGCAGAGCAAACCGACAAACTTGGTCAATTCACCAAGCAGTACGATGACAAGCTTGCCAAGCTGGGTAAAACTACAAAAGACGCCACCAAAGCCACTGCCGAACTGAAAACGAACGTCAATGAACTTGGTCGGGCGCAAAGCACTGCATCCAAAAATGCACTTAAATCTTCCGAAAAGTCATTGCAAAAGACTTTAGCCAACAATGAAAAAGAGCTAAAAAATCACAAGCAGTCACTCCGAGAGATTTCACTTCTCAAGCGTGAAGCCGAGCAAAAGGTCGCAAGGGCACAGCAAGAATACAATTCTCGCTACTTTGGGCGTAACGCGAACTCGAAATCGCCACAAGCTGCGGCACTGCGCGACAATATCGCACAAAGCAAAAAAGAACTTGCTGGCGTAACTGCGGTACATGAAAAAGTCGCAAAAGTCGTTGGCGGGATTCAAGCGCAAAACCTCAAGCTCAAAGACGGTGTTGATCTAGTCAACCGTCAGAATCAATCCCTGCAAGCGCAAGCAGCGTTAAAGACGCGCCTGACTGCAATGCAGCAAGCACATAACAAGTCGCTTGCGGAGCAGAACCGATTACAGCAAGAGCAGATTAAGCACACGCGTAATTTTGTGGGGCCGACCGCTTACGACAAAATGTCCTTTGGTCAACGTCGTGAAGCTGAAAAAGCCATGTCTAAGGCTTACTTGAACTCAAGTGGCTTTACTGGCCCTCACACACCGACAGCGGCGCAACTTGCACAGCAGAAGTTCTACGCGCAGCGTGCTAACTTTGTTGGGCCACTAACCTACGCACAAACCCCAAGACAGCAGATTCAAGCAACACTGGCACAACAGCGTCAGCAATATGCCGCTTCGCCTAATTTTATGGGGCCATTGCCTGCAACTAAAGCACAGCAGCAGCAGCAAGCGTACTATCAAAACAGCAAGAACTTTGTTGGGCCATACCCATCAAATCACCCAAATAGCGTTCTGTCTTATGGCGCGCAGCAGTCGTTGTTGGCGCAGCAGCAGAAGCAACAGCAGGCCATGCATAACGCCCAAATGCAGAATTTGGTGCAGCAGCAGAGACAACAGCAGGCCATGCACCGCGAGCAAATGACCTTTGCTAAAGAGCTTGCCGCGATGTACGCGGGCATGAAGATGACACAAGCGTCAGGCGCGACCGTACGTCAAATGTCACAGCTTGAACAGGCTCAAAGTCGTGTGAAATTGTGGAACTTGTCACAGGGCGAGGAAGATGAATTTTTCAGTAAGGCAGACGCACTTGCCAAGCAAGAAAAATACCTTTCACGCGCAGAGGCAACACAGATTCGCAACGATGCCATGTCAGCGATTGGTTATAACAACGTCGGCATTATGGATAAAACCATTACATCGGCTGCGCGAAATGTTCACGTTCTACGTGCTGCAGGCTTTGAGAATGGCGAACAGTCCGACTTGATGAAAAACATGTACGGCTTTGCCGAAGCACGTCAAGTCATGTACGACCCAGAGGAAGTGATTAAGTCCTTTGACGTACTGCGTCGTCTTGCCACCGTGTCAGGCGGTAAGATCAAAGTCGCCGATATTGAAACCGTCGCACGTAACATGGGTGACTTGCGTCAATCCGTGTCTGCGGAAGGCTGGTTGTCTGTTGGTGCGCTTGCTGAGCAATTCAAAACAGCGGGTGGCGGTAACGGTGGTGGCGGTGGTGTTGCGACTGTCGGTACGATGTTGAAAATGATGGCACTGTACGGTTCAGGTCGTACCATTACCAACCGTGCGGCAGATCAATTGCTTGGCGCTGACATTCTGAATGTTTTTGATGGTGATGCCGCAGAGTCGTACAACAAAAACAAAAACGCCAACAAGCAATTCCAGAAGATGATCAAAAACGCAGGCTTCAAGGACGTAAAATCTATGTCCAACGACCCTGTGCGTTTCTTCGGCTCATTGCGTGGTCAAGTGCTTGACTACATGATGGCACCAAAAAACTTTGAGACCTTCTTTGGCGCGGGTGCAGACAAACACACCTACAATGCCAAGGGGCAAATGGTTAGCTCGAAGGGTCAGGTCGTCGACTCCAAAGAGCAAGATCAAACCGAAAACGCGGCAATCAAGCGATACCTTGCAACCATGGGTATTTCTAACAAAGCCGTAGATGGCTTGGCGCTAATGATGAACAAAGCGTTCATTAAGCGTGCCGAGCATGTGCGTGATTCCGCGATCAAGTCTGAAAGCGAAGAAGAAGCACTTAAAAACGTCCAAAACACATTCAAAGGTTCGGTGGAGAACTTACAGGGTGAAGCGAAAAAACTCGCAGAAGCCTTCTCTCCATTGTTGCCATACCTGACTCAAGCCGTAGTGGGCTTTACGGGTCTTGTGAATGTTTTGGCGCAGTTTGTAGGTGACAACCCAGCAGCAGGCGCTTTCTTGGCTGTGACCGTTGTGGGCGGTGGCTTAATTCTGACTTTGACAAGTCTGATTGGTAAGTTCTCGCTACTTCGCGGCGCAATGATGGGCCTAAGAGCGCTTTCTATTGGCGGCGCGGCAGCGGCATCTTTAGGTGCGGCAGCGACAGCGGCGACAGGCGCAACGACCGCAATTGGCGCGGCAGGCGCGGCAGCGGCAGCTACAGGTGGCAAGTTCACTACGGTTGGCGCAGCAGGCGCAGCGGGCATGGGTCAAGCCGCATCAGCAACATCACGCGTCATCGGTGTATTGGGTGGCTTGCTGAAATGGGCTGGGTGGATCGGCCTTGCCGCAATGTTCGGTTGGGTGATGGGTAAATGGATTAGCGACGTAACCGTGGGTGGCTTGACCATCGGCGAGCGTATGCAGAACCTTTATCTCGGCATCGAAACTGGATGGCGGTCAATGGTCAACAACATCAGTGTTGTTTGGCAGACTTTCTTGTCATCGTTCAATGCTCAAAACGACGAAGTAATCGCCCAAACGCGTCAGCGTAAAAAGGAGATTGCCGAGTACAAAGAGAGTATGCGCATTAAGCCTACGTACGAGAAGTACAATGACAATGCGCAAAAAGTTGGCGCTGATCAGTGGGCGCTAACCAAAGGAAAGAAAGCGGGTGACATAATCACTCGTAACGGCAAGCCATACAAACTTACACAGCTCGATATCAATGCGGGTAATAAGTTTGGCGCATTGTCTCAAGCCGATCAGAAGTCGTACGACTATGTGGATAAAAACCGCTATCTAAAATCGCCAACAATCACCATAAACAGTGGCGATGGCGGACTTGCGGCCGATATGGTTAGGAACTTTAACAAAAATCGCAACAACTACAGTTACAGCGGCGACAAAAAAACAGACACCCCAACTCCCGTTCTTGACAACGCGCCTACCAACACCGCGCTGAACAACCCAACACCTTCGCACTTGGCTGATTACTCTAATACGCCTGCCGCAACGGGTGGCGGTGGTGCTGCGCCGAAAGAGCGAGCGCCTAAGCAGGAGCGTGAATGGAATAACCCATTCTACGCAAGCATTCAAGATATCGATGCGCGTACTTTAAAATCGTTCCGCACCGATGAAGAATTAGGTGGAACGCCTGATTACGCCGCAATTGCGAAAGCCGAGTTCAAGCGTAAATGGGCGGGTGGCGACTTTGACCCGAACAACGACCCACGCAGCCGTATGTTTACCGCGGGTAAATACGACAAAGCGAGTGGCGGCTGGACAACAGATCAGATCGACTGGGCTGGAAAAGACGCAACTGGCTTTAGCGTGCAGGATTGGCTTGACAAAGAGGCGAAACGCTTACGCCTTGATGATATTGCCAAAGGTGTAAAACAAGCCGCTGAACGCGTTGGCGCAACACGTGAAACGCTCGCAATGTCGCTTGAGAACTACGACGCGGGAATTGATGTTGATAGCTCGCAGGGTGCTGCATTAAAGCGCCAGTTTGCACGTCAAGAGATCAAGACCCCTGCTGTTAAGGAGCACGACTATTACGAGAAATACAAGCTTGAGGCGTTAACCAATCAGGCAACCATTGACTTCGCTAACTTCGCTTTGGATACGAAAAAGTACAACGAGCAATTGCAAATTGAACTTTCCGACAATGAAGTGGACAAGCGCCGTAAAACAGCACAGCTTGTTTACGACGAGGAAATGAAGAAGATCAAAGGCATTCGTGATTTGTTAGACGAGCAGATCGCCAAATACGAAGCTGCGGGTAAAACCGAGGAGGAAGCGTACAAACAGGCCGTTGCTGCCAAACTCAAGATGGAGGAAGACTTTACCTTTCGTATTCAGCTTGAGAATGAAAAGCGCGTCAAGGCTCAAGAAACCGCTACACAGCGCATGATGCGTCAGTACGGTGACTTAGGCACAAGTCTTGAAAACATCGGCGCAGATTGGACGAAACAGGCCATGGACACGGGTAAGAAATTACTTACTGGCCAAATGGACTGGAGCGACCTTGACTGGAAACAGATTGGCGCTGATGTGGCGGCTGATTTCGCAGGCTCATTCTTCGATAAGTTCATGTCCGACATGTACGAGTCGATGATGGGCGACACCAACTTCTTTGACTTGTTTAAGCAAATGACAGGTGGCGACACAGGTTGGTTTGCCAAACTTGGCGGTATGTTTGGTATTGGTGGCGAAACTCCAGTGGCAACCGAAGGTGACGGCACTGCGGCAGCCGTGAACGAAACCGCAAGTGCGTTCGGCACTCTGAAAGACAAACTCAGTGGTGTATCAGGCGGCATGGGTGGTTTTTGGGACAGCATCAAGCAAACTACAAGCAGCTTATGGCAATTGGCTGGAGACGCAATCACCAAAGCCATTTCAGCGCTTGCAAGCTGGGTGACAAGTCTAATGACCTCGCAGGCAGCAAGTGGCGGTAGCAGCACATTAAGCTCAATTGGTTCTTTAGTGAGTCTCGGCGCGTCAATGTTCGGCGGTGGCGGCGCTGACATGAGTTCTTTCGGAAGCGTACTGGCTGAAACAGGCGGTAGTGCATCTGCGGGATTTGGCAGCTCACCAGGACTCCAATTCGCTAAAGGTGGCGCGTTCACCAATGGTCTGTACGATTCACCAACGCCATTCATGTTCGCTAACGGCGGCACTTTCGGCAACTTGGGTGTCATGGGTGAGGCTGGTCCAGAGGCGGTAATGCCGCTGACGCGCGATTCATCAGGTCGTTTGGGCGTTGCTGCAAGCGGCATGGGTGGTTCTGCCGACATGACAAGTAATATGGTGAATATTACGATCAATGTTCAACAGGATGGTTCAGGTTCGGAATCGTCAAGTTCAGGCACACAGAGCGAGTGGAAGCAAATGGCTCAATCTGTACGTGCGGTGGTGGTTGATGAACTCGCACGCCAATCACGTCCGGGTGGAATCAATTATAAAAAATAACCTTTAAATTAAGTCAGCGCTGACTTATAATTCTTCGGAAGAATTGTTATAAGTTGGCGCTTTCTTATGGAATTTACATGGTCGCCAGATTTAGGCGCAAAACGATCATCAAAACCCGATGTGAATGTCACTAAATTTAATGGCTATGAATCCCGTACGCCAAAAAGTATCCACGCAAATTTGTTGACTTGGAGCTGCACCTTCACTGGGAACTTACCACTTGCCACTCTGATCGAGCAATTTCTTGCAGATCGAGGAGGGGTAGAGTCATTCGTTTGGACAGACCCGAAGGGTTATCGGAGCACATTCGTGTGTCGTGAATGGGACATGCGTCAAGCCAAGTTTGGTGTTTTTGAGGTTTCGGCGACTTTTGAAGAAGTCTTTGAGGTGAAATAATGGGCGAACGCATTTTAACCTCTGAAATTCAATCCCTTGAACGCTCGGCAACTGTCGAGCTTTTCACCCTCGATGCAACTCGAATGGGCGGCAATGTGCTGCACTTTCATTCGGGTGTAAATAACAACGGTCGTCCGATTGTGTGGCAGGGTGTGACTTATCAACCTTTGCCGATTGAGTCGGATGGTTACGATATTTCCTCACAGGGTTCATTGCCTACACCAAAAATTCGTCTCGCCAATGTTCAGGGTCTTTTCTCAGCTTTGGCCATGGAGCTTGACAACCTGATTGGTGCGCGTCTCATTCGTCACCGCACTTTTGGTCGATTCCTTGATGCGGTGAACTTCCCATCGGGTAACCCAGAAGCAGACCCGACGCAGCATCACCCTGACGAACTTTGGTTCATTGATCGCAAGGTTTCAGAGACGCGTTTCCTCATCGAGTGGGAATTGGCGTCTGCATTCGACTTGATGGGCGTGCAGTTGCCCTATGGTCAGATTATGAAACACGCCTGTCGTTGGCGCTACCGTTCTGCTGAATGCGGATGGACTGGTGGCTACTTTGACGAAGATGACAAACCGACCTCTGACAACGCCAAAGACCGCTGTGCCAAGCGCATTTCGTCTTGTGAGTGTCGTTTTGGAGATGATGCAGAATTGCCGTATGGCGGCTATCCGGGTGCTCAACAGTAATGAAAGAGAATCTAGTTGCAGAAATCCACCGCATCGGTGCGATGCGGTACCCAAACGAAGCGTGTGGCTTCGTTATTGCGCTTGATAACGGTCAATCTGTAGCGATTGAAGCGCGCAACGATGCGATTTACCCGAAGACTGAATTTCTGATCAACGTGGATGAATATCAACGCGCAGAAGACATGGGTGAAATCACTGGAGTTTGGCATACGCACACCAACGGCAACACTGAACCCTCAGAGGCAGATTTAGCAAGCTGCGAAGCAACGGGTGTGACTTGGTACATGTGCTGCGTAACAAAAGCAGGCGAGACATTCAGCTACTCAGACATGCGCGTTTTCGGCCCTACAGGGTACGAGCAAGACTACATCGGACGCCCTTATGTATTTGGCGTATTCGATTGCTGGACATTGTGCCGTGATTACTACCGTCGTGAGTTTGGCATTGAGTTAAAAGACTATCCACGCATTCAGGACTACTGGCTCAAAGGACATGACTTCTTTGGTGAGAAGTGGTCAGAAGTGGGTTTGGTCGACGTACACGGGCAAGAACTCCAAGTAGGCGACATTCTATTTTTTCAAACTGATGGCAGCGGTAAGCCAAGTCATTCAGCCATCTACATTGGCGATGAAACCATCCTACATCACTGCGAAGGACACTTATCGGGTCGCAGCATGTATGGCGGCTATTGGCTTAAGCACACAGTCAAACATTTGAGGCACAAAAATCATGTTAGTTGAAGTATGCCTACAGGGCGAATTGGGTAAAAAGTTTGGGCGCACATGGAATTTAGCCGCGCGTAATCCAAACCACGCATTGCGCTTGATCGACGCCAATACAGGCGGTTCGCTGTTGAACTGGATTCGTCAGAAGGCATCGCGCTTCGCGCATTATCGCGTGGTTTGCGAGTACGAAGACGGTCACAAAGAAACCCTAAGCGAAGACACTTACGAGCTTGAGCGCGGCAAAATTAAACGCATCCGCTTCACGCCTGTGATTAGCGGTGCGGGCAAAGGCGGCATTCTGCAAATCGTCGTTGGTGTGGTAATGATCGTCGGTGGTCTAATGACTGGTCAACCGCTTATTGCGCTAAACGGTGCAATGATGCTGTTTGGCGGTATCTCCCAAATGCTTGCGCCAAAACCACGCAAAGGCTCACGCAAAACCTCGCACTACTTCAACGGTACAGAACAAACGCAAGAGCAGGGCGCACCCGTGCCATTGATCTACGGGCGCTGTTTAGTTTCAGGTTTTCCAATCTCTGTCGCTACAACGGTCGATCAGCTTATTCAGGCGCGCGACATTGACACAGGCAAAATTTCAATAGGTCGTTGGACAATCTCAACTTCCACGTTCTAACCCGACTAAATTAGGAACATAACATGAGCTTAGATGAAAAAAATTTGTATCCAATTGGCGGTCAGGGCGGTAGCGGCGGCGGTAGTACGCCAAGTGAAGACCCAGATACTTTGCAATCCCATACTTTTGTATCAGTCCTTGATTTGTTGGGTGAAGGTCAGATTGGTGGCTTAGTCGGCACAAACACAGTTGAAAAAGAAAAGTCGATCTACATTGACGGTGCGCCAATGCGCACCAACGGTGGCACAGAGAACTTCAAAGGCGTGTCATGGGCGGAGCGAACAGGCACACAAGACCAAAGCTACATTGACGGCTACGGCAGCATTGAGACCCCGACGTCTGTCAACGTGCAGTTGAAATTCAACGTGCCAAAGGTGATCAGTATCACCAACTCACGTGTGGACGAAGTGCGCATCATTCTTGCCATTGGTGGCTTGATGGTGACTGAAAGTGATGGCGACATTCGCGGTTCATCTGTGAACTTCTCAATTGGCATGGCCACCAATAGCGGTGCGAGTAGCGAAGTTGCAGCACGCACAATTAAAGGGAAAGCGTCATCACGTTATCAAGTGGCGTACACCGTTAAATTGCCAAAAGTAGCCAATGACGGCACGCCAATTACACGTTGGGATATTCAGGTCACACGCACAACGTCAGACAGCACTAAAGCAGGCACGCAAAACGACCTGTATTTCGACAGTTACTCGGAAGTGATCACCAAGAAGCTGACTTACCCAAACTCAGCGCTTGTCGCAACACGCGTGAACTCAGAGCATTTTAGCTCAATGCCTAAACGTGAATATCTCGTTGACGGCTTGCTCATTAAAGTGCCGAGCAACTACAACCACGTGACTCGAGAATATACAGGCATTTGGGATGGCTCATTTAAGCTTGCGTCATCAAACAACCCTGCGTGGATTATGTTCGATATCCTGACCAACAATCGTTATGGCTTAGGTGAATACATCGATGCTGGATTGGTGGACGAAGCACGTCTGTATCAAATTGGTCGCTACTGTGACCAAATGGTCGATGACGGCTTTGGCAATTTAGAGCCGCGTTACACCATCAACTGCACCATTAATTCACGCGCCGAGGCGTATGACCTGATTGCAGATATCTGTTCGGCATTCAACGGCATGTCTTATTGGGCAGGCGGTCAAGTTGGCTTCACTATCGATGCGCCAAGTGACCCCGTTATGGCGTTCACTTCTGCCAACATTGAAGGTGAATTTGGCTACTCAGGCACAAGTGTAAAAGACCGTCACTCAATTGCGGTGGTGACATGGAATGACCCAAAAGACGATTACAAGCAAGCCGTAGAATACGTTGAAGACCCTGATCTCATTGAGCGCTATGGCGTTCGTAAAATTGAGATTCAGGCGTTTGGCTGTACCTCACGTGCTCAAGCACACCGTTACGGTCGATGGATTCTCTACACGGAGCATCAGCAATCCGAAGTCTGCTCATTCACGGCGGGAATGGATGCATCAACATTGATGCCAGGTTCCATCGTCCAAATTCAAGACGAGCACCGCGCGGGTAAACGCTTTGGCGGTCGTCTCCTTTCATGCACTGCGACAAGTGCAATTTTGGATGATGACATTGATTTCACAGGCTTTGAAACTGGGCTTAAGTTTGCCGTAATGTTGTCCGACGGTTCATTTGCTGAGCGCGACATTGCCACCAAGGTAACGCGCACCACAGTCATTGGCACAACAGACAAAACACGTACCGCGACAGAAGTGACATGGGTAACGCCTTTGGAGAACCTTCCTGTTAGTCAGGCGGTATGGGTGATCTCTGCGCCAAACCTTGAGTTGGTTCAAGCGCGTGTAGTGGGTGTGAAGCAAGGTGTTGATCTGGACAAGTTCGACATTTCTGTCATTCCGCACAACCCAAATAAATACGCAGCCATTGAAAAGAATGTGATGTTGGAAATTCCACCAACATCCATTTTAAGCTCCCGCAATCAAGTTCCACCATCTGAGGTGCGCATTAAGCAAGAAGTCTTGGTGCATCAAGGTTTATCTAAAACTCGCCTTGTAATTGATTGGGAGCGTGCAGATAAAGCCATTCGTTACTCGGTTGAGTGGAAGCGAGACGAAGACAACTGGGTTCGCCTACCTGAAACCGCAAACCTTTCTGCCGAAGTAGAAGACGTTTACACAGGCACATATATTGCGCGAGTAACCGCTATCGGCATGTCGGGGGCGCGTTCTTATCCTCAATATTCAGTCAGCGCTGACTTAACAGGAAAGAGCGGAAACCTTGCTCTGCCTGTGGCTTTTGAGGCGCATGGCATTTTGTTTGGCATGGAAATGAGTTGGGAGTACCCAGTAAACTCAAAAGACAGCTCACATGTGATTATTGAGGTTTCAGACACCAACAATGTTGCTGATGCGAAATTACTTGCGGCAGTTCCATACCCGGCAACCACACATACCGTCACTGGCTTGATGGGAAATTTAACCCAATATTACCGCATCAAGCTCGTTGATAAGTCAGGCAATGAAAGTGAATTTACACCTTTCGTTTCTGCCAAAACAGTTGAAGACCCTGAAATTCTAATTGAAATGCTGTCTGGCCACGTGGACAAAATTGTCTTGTCTGCGGGTGTTGTGAACCAAATTGAACAAGCGACCCGAGATAGCGAGCAGAGTTTAATTTTAGCCACAAACGAAGCGGCAGAGCGCGCAGCAGCCTTGGCGGCGGAGCAAGCGGCGCGAGCGAATGCAATTGCGGCAGAGGCACTAAATCGAGCAAATGCAATTGAGGCAGAGACGTTAAATCGAACAAACGCAATCAACGCCAAAGCCGCGGAAATCACCGCGGGGATTGACGGGCAAATTGCCAGTGTTCAAGATGGAATTAATCAAGAGATTGTAGATCGAACTGACGCCATTTCATCCGTACATGGCGCTCTAAACACTTACAAGTCAAGCAACGACGCGGCATTAAGTTCAATCGTTCAGAACTTGGAGGTGGTCACCTCAAAACAAAGCTCAACGGCAACGGCGGTAGATAATTTACAGTCAAGCGTGAGTGGTATTAACGGCAGTCTGTCCTCTGTTCAGTCTGAACTCACCGCTTTTAAGCAAACTGTAAGTGATGCAAATGGCGCAACGAGCCTGAAAATTGACAATCTCAGCGCTGCCGTCGCCGATAGCAATAACGCCACTAACTCTCGTATTAACAATGTCGAGTCTTCCGTATCTACGCTTGAAAGCAGTGTGAACGACAAAACGACAATTTTGCAGAGTTCCATCACAAACTTAAGTGGGCAAATAGCAACCAAAGCTGACGCTAGTGCGCTGAACAACTACTATACGCGCGGCGAAGCAGATCAAGCGACGTCAGGGCAACTAACTTCTTTTAAAGCTGGGTTAGCGATTGGTGGCGACAACCTATTAACCAACACAAAGACCTTCAATAAAGCAGGAACAGTCGAGCTAGCCAAGTCTACCTTGCGACCTAATTATGCAAGCTTCGGCACGGCATTCGTTACCAACCCTGATTCTATGCTGTGGCGCACGCATACAGTAATTCAAGTCCGTAGTGATTGGTGCGGCTTTTTCTATAGTTGTAATTCAGATAACCCTGCTGACTGGATTGCTGATCAGGATATGACGCTCTCAGTGTGGGTCAAAAACATATCTAATGCTGATGTAAATGCGTACGGCATAGCTCCTGCACTTGGTCACGTGGCTACGATTTCAAGTGGAGAATGGCAACGTATTGTGATGCCTATTGAGAAAGGCCGCGCACTTCGCAACACTGCCAATCAAGGCTTGATAGAATTTAACTTTACCTCTACGGAAGGTGCATTCTATTACGCCGCTCCGATGTTGCAGTACGGCAATGTCGCTACGGCATGGCAACCTTCGGTCACGGACTCTGATTTTGATGCGACACAATTTGCAAGTGCCACGTATGTTCAAAATATTGAATCGAGCGTGGTTGCTATCGATGGGCGCGTCACCGCCAACACTAACAGCCTGACAAATTTAAATACGCGCGTAGATAACACGCAGGCTGACTTAGTGAATAATTACTACACTAAATCAGCCGCTAATGAAGCTACGTCAGGGCAGCTAATTACTATGCGCTCTCAGCTTGCTTATGGCGCGCGTAATTTTGTACGCAATACAGGCACAGCATTTGCAGGCTGGTACTGGATGTTCCAACAGCCACTTACAACTAAGTTGCAGGGCGAAGTAACGATCAGCTTCGATATTGAGGTCATCACAAACAGTCCAGGCGGTAACGGCGCGGGTGTTGGTTTTAATATGGGAGATAGTGGAACAGGTGGTTATAAGTATGAGTGGTATCCTGATTTTACGCACTCAGGTAACTTCTCTCATACGCTTACGGTAGACTCCGAAAACTTTACCCATTTCGGCATTTACGCCAATAACGAAGTACGCATCACTAAAGTTATGGTGCAGCTAGGTAATGTAGAATTTCCGTGGAGTCCCGCTCCCGAAGACTTATCATCTGCCGTATCAGCGAACGCCACTGCTATTCAGAATACCTACACCAAGACAGAAGCGAACACGGCTACCGCAGGGCAAATTGCTACGTTTGAAGCTTCACTAGCACTAGGCGGCGGCATCCTAGACGTAGGCCGATCAAAAGCTGTGCACACTTTTGAGTTCGGGTCAGGGACTATTACAGTTATAGATCGCAAATCAAACAACTTTAAGATTGACGTTACGAACAATGGCTTAATGAGTGCCTACATTAGTCTAGCGACAAACAGTGAAAAACTTCCGATAGGCACTTCGTACGTCTTTACGGGTAAAGTGCGTACATCACGTGCTGGAGCTGTAGATTTAATTTACTCCCGTATTAATCAGTTCACTAGCGATAGTTATATTTACGGGGAAGTTGGTACAGAGTGGCAAACATTTACCGCAAAGGGCGTGACTAATACGTCTGAGGGTGATCCGATACATTCTTTAATTGGGGCAAAAATGCCTGCTGCGGTTGCCGGCGACTGGGTAGAGTTTAAGGATTGCCGTGTATCCGTTAATACAGATGAAATGACGATAGCAAACGCTAATTCAATTCAGGCTGTGGTTAATGAGGTCTCGGAGATCGAGGGCAACTTACAAGTCCTATCACAGAAAACGGAAAAGTTCTCAGCTTCAATTGCGAACGCTAAGTTACCCACAATCGTAAATGAAGATCGAGTGAACCAATGGCACTTGACAGTTGTTGTTCCGCATAAAACATTAGTTGGTGCGCCAACTTACGAGCACCTTGACGGTGCAACTTTCGTGGATGAGCGTTATGTGTATGACGATGCATTAACACTATCCAATGTGGACCATTCTGCACTTTATTTCCGCGCCGTAGTTTATTGTGATACAGCACGAACTATTACAGGTAATCTTACAGGCGATGACGCACATGCCATTTACGTTGAAGGCATTAAAGTATTCGAGTCGGGTGGCTATGCGACTAACAGTATAAGCTTCTATTTGCCCGCAGGCTTGTCCACTATTGATATGATCGCATCCAACGGGGCAGGGCCGGGCGGGTTTAGTCTTACACCACTATTAAGCAGTCAAGTTACATGGCTTAAAGCAGTCAAATCGCAAGGCAAGGACAATGCAGATGCGATTCGCGCCATGAGTGCATCTTTAACCAATATTGACGGACGAGTTACGGCCAACGCCAATCAGACAACAAGCCTTCAAGTGAAGCTAGATCAGCGTAAGATTTATCGCCTATATTCAGGTGGACTAGAGGCGGCTACTGGTGCAGACGGATTCATTCAAGGATTCAACCCTGACTCTATGCAGTATATTGGGCGCTCTTATGGTTTAGTAATATTTGCAGGCGATGGAAGTATCCAGTCTGTTAATACTTATGATGTGTATGGAGGGCAAGTTCAACCATTCATTGACGCTGTTGCCGCTGTGCCTATCGGCACATGGGTTGCGGTACTGACTTCTGACGAGCCGAATGGCAATCACAACTACCTTATTGATTCTATTAAATCATTAGGTGGAACAGAAGTGATTAATCAGCTTGTGGGTCGTGGAGCTTACTTGTTAGTGGGGCGCAAAGGTTCGCCGTCGGGCACGGCTGTAGAGCTAGTTTCAAACACTACTCAGTTTGGCTGCACATACATGCTTGAAATGTTTAACGGTGTACCTACAAGTATGGGAGGGACGTCACCACAAGCAGGCATCGTGTCTCAGATGCGCTCAGAAGTCACCACACTAAACGGCAATGTACAGTCTATCTCTGAGACCACAACTCGTCATGAGGCATCCCTAGTTACTGTTGGACGTAAATCAATTTCAAAAGAACATGGAGTTGACCTACGTGGTATGGACTCAAACATGTACTATCCTGTAGGTGCGTCTATAACAACTGACTCTCCTAGTTATTTTGAAGTGGCACGTACATTAGGAAGTTTCCCTCAAAAACCTGAATGGTCTTCGCATGATGCTGGTTTTGTCTGTCAATGTTCATGGTCGGCTACTGGTTATGGATGGGGGACGTCAGAGATAAATCGAGTAATTACTGATTTTAAAAACGCTTGGACGGTTAGCGGACAATCAGCTTTATTAGGTCCGCATCAATTAGGAAACTCATCTTTTGAGTTTGTTTGGTTACGTGGCGGAGCACAGTATAAGTTTTTTACTAGCGGCAATATTAATGAATTGATTGTAGTAACATCCGAGACAGTATACTCAGGTCAGGCAGTCGCACCAATTCCCTACGATGCGAATCTTGTTCCGCAATCTACGCTGGGCGCAACCGCTGCGGCATTAGACCAAGTAAGAACACAGGTTACAAGCGTTGATGGAAAAGTGACCTCTTTGGCGACACGCACAAGCACGGTCGAATCGACGCTTGGCGGTCACTCGGCAAGCATCAGTAACGTCAGCTCATCGATTGACGGCATCAACGCAAGTCATACAGTGAAAATCAACAACAACGGCTATTCATCTGGGTTCGGTTTGATTTCAACGGGGTCGTACGGCGAAACCACCTCCGCGTTCAAAGTGGACGCCGACTTCTTTGAGGTGGGTAAATCCGGAGCGGGGATTAAGCCATTCATCATTGTGACTTCTGCCAATCAGATCATCGAGGGTGTAACTTACCCAAGTGCCGGCACGTATATAAACTCAGCGAAGATCGCCAATGCGACGATCAAGTTGGCGCATATTGATACAGCGAGTATCGGGAGTTTGAGTGCGATTAG